GTGAAGGGATGGATCGGAATGGGGGAACAACCCACTCGCCGATTAAAACGGGCAGGCTGAGCTTGCCAAAGGGATCAACGGCCCGCGACAGGAGGCCAGGGTAGGTTAAGACGACCATCGCCCGAGGTTGATTTGCCAGCTACCGGCTGGGCTTTCCATTTCTTGGGAGGCAATGTATTCATCAGCTACCCGGGATTGACTGGCCGGATTGTCCCATTCCCCAAAGCCCCGCAATCGCCCCACGTTCCCCATAGGCTGGTCTAGGCGGCATTCCCCCATCTTCCCCATAGCCTCGGCAGCCCTTCCTGCCCTCTACGAGGCTGCTGGATAGCCTCTCCTTGCCTATCCTGTGGGAAAGCCTCTCTTTACGGGCAATTCCTGCCTAGCTGGGCTGTCCTGTGGGGGCTGGGTTGTTCCTTGGAGGGATTGGCTATGCGTTTGCAACAGGCGTGAGATTTGCCTATTGACAACCCCGCCCCTCCCGCCAACCCTACCCGGGCAATGAATAATCAATCATACAGAGGCCCATCAAAGTTCAATCTCCCCAAATCTGAACCTGATGACTGGGGCGCTCCCTACATGCGCCTGCCCAACGGGGATGTGGTTGAGGTTGGAAACCTTGAATATCTGATGGTAAGCCGTAATTGGCTCATTGGCTGGGAGGTTGAGCTTACTTTCCGGGGCGACGATTTCTCCTACACCGAGTTCTTCCTGCTCAAGCGGGACGCCATCGCCTACCGGGAAGCGATTCTCGAAACCATCAAGGCGGAGGTTCAATGAGCGACAAGGAATCCAGATGACCTCCCAAGACCACCTCAACCGGGCCGCCCAACACGGAGCGCCGGGCCTATACCCTTCCATCCACGCATTGGCATCTGGCTGGCCAACAACCCACTGGAATGCGATGCGGAATGCGGCTCCCAGCGTTGGGTATCGTCCAATCCGGGATACGGTGGCCTATCCGGACCCCAAGCCCGGTGAACTCGGAGCGTCCCTTGTTCGCGCCGGATCACTGAGGAGGATTCCATGACCTACGACCCTCAACCCGCCGGCCCTTCCGGCCCCAACTGGGGGCTGCTCTTGCTGCTGGCCCTGAGCGCCCTGATGTTTGGATTGGCCGTCTTCGGGGCCTTCACCCTCGCCAAGCTGATCCTATGACGGCCGATCTGAGGGCCTTCAAGGTCGTTTCCGGTAAGTTGGTAGCCAATCTGCCTCCCGAGCCCGTGGAGGACCCGCCAGAGCCCGAGGAAGGCCCTTCCCGGAAGCCCCGTGGTGATGAGGAGGACGTGGGGTGGAGGCCGTGGGATTGAAAACCGCCTCAAGCTGCTGCGGCCAGGAATGTAGGGTTGAAGGGAAGACCACCCTGTTCTACCGCTGCTCTTGGTGTGGGAAGCCGTGTGATGACTTGATTGGAACGATGGAGGATTCGGAGAGGAAGGAAAACCATGAAGAAGGAAAAGACCGTAAAGATCAGCAAGTCCCACTACCACCGGCTGCTTGAATGCGCCAGTCAAGCGTCCATGCTGGGCTCAATCGGGCTTGAGGTGGGCGACTGGTGCAGGGACCCGGAATCCACCACCTACGAGGCTGTGCTGGCCATGAAGGCGGAGCTGTATCGGCTGCGGGCTGACGGGCTGGAGCGGGATTTACAGGATGAGATCGAGCGGAGGAGGATGGGGAAGTGAAGGCCACCTACGCAAAAGTCTGGGGAAAGCCAGACGGGGTGATCGAGCTTGGCTACGGCGTGGACAACTTCCAGCCCGGCCAGAAAGTCACCGGGATGCACACCAACGGGCCGTCCAGTAAGTGGTGGAGGGTGGCCGACAAGATCGGCCGGCCAGACCCGTGGGTCATGCAACCCGACTGCCGCGACCGTTATTGGCAGGAGCTTGCAGCCGCAGCCAACAACTGCGACGAGTTTCTGGAGGAGTTGAGCAAATCCAGTTGACCCGGCCCGGGCGGTCGGGGTAGTTGTGGGGGCGTTGCGAGGGAGTGAAGACCCTGGCGATGTGAAAACAGAAGAGAAATGAACCATTTTGGGCCATTCCGTGCGCGTGCTGCTTTATCTCTTTGGGCGGCATCTCAATCTTCACCACGCACGGGATGGCTCTTTTTGTTTCTGTGACCAATGAACGGCAATCCCCTTCCATTCACAATGCAGCAGCCGCTTCAGTGCGAGCGGGCTGCGGCCAAGATTTTCGGGTCCGATTGCGCCATAATCCTTCAGCGATTCGTGTGGTGGACGTGCCCATCCAACGGGCGGTCCAAAATCGGATCGCTGGACGATGATGGCTACAAGTGGGTCTACTTCACGCTGGACGAGCTTGAGGGAGAGTTCGATTGGCTGAGCAGGTCAACCATCCGCCGCATCATCGGGCTGCTGGAGGACAACAACCTGCTCATCTCCAAGCAGCCCGAGGGAAAGGCAAGCCGCCGAAAGCACTATTCGGTCAGGTGGTCGATGTGGTTGAAGGTCCAGTCCGGGGAGTTTTGTGGCCTTGATGGCGGCGGGAAATTGATCCCATCTGCCCAAATTGAGCATGGTCAAAATGAGCAACTGCCATCTGCTCAAATTGAGCAAATGGGATGTGCTCAAAATGAGCAGTTCCTTACTAACTGTAACGTCCTTAGACCTCTACTAAAGACATCAGGTGAAAATGACCAACCGGGAATCTTGGCTGGAAGGTATCTTGTCCCGGACGAGGAAGACCTGAAAGCCGAGCGGGATAGCCAAGTTGCTTCCCTAAAAGCTGCTCCTTCCCAAGGCGAAGCCCCCCACGTTCCGCCGGCCCCCCCGTCGAAACTGGAAGCGTTGCGGCTGCGGGTGTGCAAGATGATGGGTCGCCGGCCTAAAACGGCTTGGCAGGATGGGGAGCTTTCACAGCTTCGGAAGGTTCTCTCCTTGGGAACCTCCGAGGAGGACATGGTGGCGCTGGAATCCTACTACGCATCGGGCTATCAGTATATCCGCAAGGACATCATCACGCTGCTGAGAAACTGGAACGGGGAGATCGACCGGGCTTACTCTTGGGGGCCTTCCAAAAAACAGGATTCAGCATCGGCTCAGCCCAAACCCTTCCACCCCCACCAGAAGCTGATCGACGAGATTCGATCCAAGCTGGCAACCCACCCGGCGGACATGGAGCGGGTTCTGGACAGCGGCCGTCAACCCACCCAGGAGGAATCCCGGGAATACAACCAGCTCCGGGACAAGCTGGCCGAACTGATGATGGACAACGGGGGTGGTAAGTGAAGGACCCAACAATCCCGCCCCACTCCATCGAGGCGGAGGAGGGAATCCTAGCCTGCTGCTTGCTGTCCCCGAACGAATCCATCGGCAAGTGCCTTGAATCCCTGAAGGCTGGCCCGGATTGTTTCTACGACATCCGCAACCGCGACATCTACTCGGCGCTGCTGTCGATGTATGAGGCCCGCCAGCCGGTGGACATCATCACCCTCCACCAGAAGCTCAAGGCAGACGGGACGCTGGATATGTGCGGCGGGATGGCGCGGCTATCCGAAATCCCCAACCGGGTTCCCAGCGCGGCCAACCTGTCCTACTACATCGACATCCTTCGGGAGAAACACGTCCTTCGGTGCGTCATCGCGACATGCACCACCACCATCGCTTCCGCCAGCCAGTGCGAGGGCGGGGTTGAGGAGCTGGTCAGCGGGTTTGAGCAGAACGTCATGGCCATCGGGGCCTTCCGAGTTTCCTCGGAAGCTGAGGACCACGACGGCAAGTCGGTGGCCATCGCCTCCTTCGCGGCCATCAACGAGCGCATCCGTGGGAATGTGGATGCCTTGCGGACTGGCTGGAGCAATTTCGACGGCATCACCAAGGGCGGGCTCAAGCCGAGCCGCTACTACGTGATTGCCGGCCGCCCGGGAACGGGCAAGACAGCCGTTCTGGTGAGCTTGCTGATGAGCGTCTGCCGGACCAGCGGTGCGAGCGTCGGGCTGATCGAGCTGGAGATGGACGCGGCTGAACTGGGCGACCGGATGCTGTCCGTTGAGTCCGAGATCGACGTGACCGCGTTCCACCAGCAGAACCATCCGTCCGATGAGCAGGGCAAGCAGATGGCTGGTGCGGCCCGACGGATGAAGGCCATGAAGTTCTCCATCTCAGACCGGCCAAACTCCTCGGTGGCCGCCATTGCCGCCAAGGCTCGGCGGTGGGTGGTGTCGAAGAAGATTCAGGTCCTCGGCATCGACTACCTGCAACTCGTCGAATCCCACAAGGGAAAGGACCGCCGCGAACAAGTGGACCACATCAGCCGCTCCATCAAGCTGCTCGCCAAGGAGTTGAAAATCCCCATCATCGTGCTGGCCCAGTTGAACCGGGAGTTCGACAAGGAGAAGAAGCGCAAGCCCCGCCTGAGCGACCTCCGTGAAAGCGGAAGCATTGAGCAGGATGCGGACTTTGTGGGGATGCTCTACGACCCGAGCGAGAAGGAGGAGGACGACAAGCGGGATCGCCTCAGCCCCGTGTCCATCAACATGCTGGTGGCCAAGCAGCGCGGCGGCATTGCCGGGATTGACCTGAAATTCAAGTTCCGTCCATGGCTCACCCGCTTCGACCCCGAATCCCCCATCCTCTAACCCCGTAAATTCCCCATTGACAATGAGCGACCAGGAATCAACCTCCCCCAACGACTGGAAGGTGGAGCGTCTGGACGGCGAATACTTCCGGTTCCGGGTGGGCAGCAAGTCAAGACCGGGCAAGTCCCACTTCGTTGACCTCGAAGAGGCTTCGTGGGCTGGCCAGTGCGACTGTGAGCGGTTTGCGTTCGTGGTGGGTGTGGAGCGACGGGCCGGCAAGAAATCGGAATGCCGCCACATCCGTGTGGCCCGCGAGGCTTGCAAGGATTGGCTGTGGACGGATGTGGCCCCGATGATTGCTAAACAAATTGGCGGAAAATGAACTACTACAATGAAATCGACAAATCTGCTGCAAACTGGCTCAGGCAACTTATCAAGGGCGGGCTCATCCCGCCGGGCGATGTGGACGAGCGATCAATCGTGGATGTCAAACCGGATGAACTGAAAAGCTATGTCCAATGTCATTTCTTCTGCGGAATCGCAGGTTGGCCGCTCGCGCTACAACTGGCACAATGGCCCTCAAGTAGACCTATTTGGACCGGAAGTTGTCCATGTCAGCCCTTCAGCGCAGCTGGGAAAGGACTCGGACAGCTCGACGAACGCCACCTGTGGCCAGCCTTCTTTAATCTCATCCGCGAGTGCCGACCTCAGCAGGTATTTGGGGAGCAGGTTGCAAGCGCGATTGCTCACGGTTGGCTCGATGGAGTATCGGCAGACCTGGAGCCAGAAGGTTACGCCTGCGGGGCGACCGTATTGGGCGCACACAGCGTCGGGGCGCCGCACATCCGACAAAGACTTTACTGGGTGGCCAACAGCCTCCGCCCGCGACTGGAAGGACACAGCAGGGATGAGCGAGACGGGCACGAATCCGGACGGATCAACCAGATCGCGGCTGGATCAGCTTCCGAGGGTGGCGCAGTTGGCTGGATGGGCGACGCCAAGAGCCGAGGATTCGGAATCATCAGGAATGAGGCACGGCAGGGGAGTGGCGGACACGCTGACGGCGCAGGCGAGCTTAGCGGGATGGCCATCTCCAACAAGCTCAATGGTGACGGAGCAGGACCTTGTTCAGGCGATGACGGCCGGCAATGGAAACCGGGAGAGTTACGCGGAGTCGAAGATACTTCCAGCGGGATGGGTCTCCCCGACAGCAACGGACGGAGCGAGGGGATCATTGCCACCGAGACCACAGGACACGGGGATTCCGCTGAGCCAGCAGGTGTGCATGGCTGGATGGGCTACGCCGACGGCCAATCAGCCCGGTGGCACTGCGGAGGCGCACATGCAGCGGAAGCTCAACATGGGGCGCGATACGGCAACGATAACCGACCTGTCGATGCAAGCGACTGCGTTCACTCCTTCTGGTCTGACTCCCGATGGCTCCTCTGCCGCGACGGAAAGCACCGCAGGATACCAACTGAACCCGCACTTTTCCCTCTGGCTGATGGGCTTTCCTACAAGCTGGCACGACGCGGGAGCATCCGCCCTGCGCTCCTTAAGGGAGCAGGCAACGCCATCGTCCCGCAAGTCGCAGCCGAGTTCGTGACGGCCTTCATGAAAATTGAGCAGATGAACCAACAGAATACGATTCAATGAGCGAAGATTCCCCCGACTACAAGGCAGCCCTAGCTGCCGTCACCTACGACTCCCTGAAGGCCCGCATCCGCGACTGGCAACTGGCGATGGGACAGCCCTTGCAAGACCCGAAATTCCCCACCCAGCAGTTCCAATACGTCCGAGAGGAGTGGGATGAGCTACTGGAGGCCCAGCTCTACGGGACGCTCAAGGACGAGGTGGACGCCATCGGCGACATCGCCTTCACGTTGGTCGGCCTTGAGAACGCAGGTGGGCCTTCCCATGTGAACAAGGCTTGGTTTACGTTGGAGCTGATCTGCGGCCAGCGGGGATTCAGCCTCGCCCAAATCCTTGAGCGCATCTGCGACTCCAACGAGACGAAGCTCTGGACCGAGGAGGATGCGCTGAAAACGTATCCGGGCGGGGTTGACAGTGGCGGCCACATCGTTGACAAGGTGAACGGGCGTTGGGTTGTCCGGGGCGCCTACACGAACAAGGTGGTCAAGCCGCCCACCTACAAGGCTCCCGACTTCACCGGCATCATCTGATGGCAATCAACCAGAACCCCAAATGCCTAGCCCGCAAGCCCCGTCCGCGCATCCCGTCGATCAGCAAGGTCCGCCATGCTCGTCTTCGCGAATACGCTACGCTGCGGAAGCAGTTCTTGCACGCCAGGCCGCGCTGCGAAAGGTGCAAGAAGAAAGCGACCGACATCCACCACAAGCGAGGACGGATTGGCCGACTGCTCTGCATGAGTGAGCATTGGGCATCCGTCTGCCGCCCATGTCACAACTGGATCGGCGAGAATCCCAAGGAAGCCCGGGAGCTGGGGCTGCTGTGTGAGTTGGGGAAATGGAATACGCCGTGAAGCAAATTAAGAACTGGTTCGATGACTACCAAAAACGAAAAATGGGTTCACCCACCACTGCCAAAAGTCCCGGAGGGGGACCCGTGGATAGTCTTGCGTGTGGACAGGAAAGTTCCGAGCCTGAACGTCCTACTTGCACAGAACAGGTGGCAGCGAAAGAAGGAGAGAGAGGCCACGCAGCGCGCTGTTTTATCAGCATTGAAAGCCGCCGCCGAAGACTCATCGACCCAAGGGCAAACCTTTACGGCGGAACCAAAGCTCTTGAAGACGCTTGCGTTTACGCTGGAGCAATACTTGACGACAAAGAGGCTTTCTCCGAAGGCGCAGTCTTCCAGACAAAAATCAAAAGCCCGGAGCCCGAAGAAACCATAATCCGGATTTGGAAGCTGGAGTGATATGGCTGAGCCCTACAAAATCTACACACTGCATGATCCAGATACTCTGGATGTGAGGTATGTTGGGTTTACGAGCAAGTCGCTGGAGGAGCGTCTTAGGGGTCATATCTACGACTCAAAATTCGAGCAGCACCACAAGGCGCGATGGGTCCGGTCAATTCTTGCTGCAAATAAGCGCCCAGTTATTCTTCATGTTGAGACAGCGACTCCTGAAAACTGGAAAGAGCGTGAGCGGTTTTGGATAAATCACTTTCGCAAAACTGGATGTAGATTGACAAATTCAAGCGACGGTGGTGATGGAATTTTGAACGCGTCAGCAGAGACCAGGGAAAAAATGAGAGCATCCATGCTCGGGAGGGTTCCGTCCGCTGAGGCCCGCAAGAAGATGTCGGTCGCAAGGCTCGGCAAGCCAATGTCGAAGCATAATCGTGAAAAACTTCTCGCCGCAAACACCGGCAGGCCGCTGTCCGAAGAACACAAAGGAAAAATAGGAAAGGCTGCTAAAATTCGGATGATGTCCAGTCAGTTTCGGCACCAAATAGGGAAACACCACAGGCGTCCTGTTTTTGAATCTGCGACCGGGTTGATTTTTGAAAGCATAAATCAGGCCGCTGCGAATTTTTGCGTAAACCGAAAAACGGTATCATACTGGATCAAGATCGGGAAATTTTCATACGCAAACAACCAACTGAAGGAGGTGATTACTTCTTGAAGGGCAAGGGAACGAAAAAGGGCGGCAAAAAATGCTAGCCAATCGGAGCGCCACCATCAGTTGGTGGCGTTTCTATTTCTACTCTACCCATCCCATTCCCTCCACACCCATGTCCCGTAACCAACACGTCTTCCTTCTGTCCCTCGCCGACTCGGGACACCTGCACCAGCAGCCCATTCTCATCGCCTCCCTGCCATTCGATGCGGGAAATATCTCCCCTGGAGTCCCGCAGGTTTTTAGACTTGAATTGTAATACGGGCAGCGATTGCACGTTCTTAGCCTTAACCACCAAAGCCCTCCTGCCTCGGTCGTCAACAAGTTCGTCCCCGCCCGCAGTGACAGGATCGACCTGACATAAATCCACCCCAACCGGAGTGCCTCGGCGGTTCCCAGTGTAAGGAAGGAGGTAACTGCCACCCGGCCCATCACCCTTAGATAATGCGCCAGCCGGGAGAGCCGTTTGCGCCACAAACCTGTGGAAAACCGAGAGTATTTTCGGATAGAGGCGGGTGATGATGGAGCCCCATGACGTTGTGTATCCATGACGATTGACGAGTTTTGCGCGGTCAGCCTCCACATTCCTTGTGTAGGCAAACCATTCCGGGTTGGGAGTGACCTCCAGAGTCCACTGGAAGCTGCTCACTGGCCCCTGTGATTCGATGGCGCAGTTGACGACGTTGCGGAGGAGGGCCGGAAGCTCAGTCTCCTCGGCGGACTTCCTCAGCTCCTTGTCGCGGAGGCGGCGGAGAGCGTTGGGAAATCTGCTGAGCACTATCTGCTTCCAATTTGCCCTATACGGGAAGGCGTGGAGCTGGCCGAACCCGAAGTCTACGTGCCTGAGGTCCCCCACCATCCACCGTGGCATCTCCTGCGTAATGGCGATCCAGACGGCCTTGAAGGTGGCAAGGTCGGCGATGGCGGACCGTTTCCACGCGGCCTTGACGAACGCCTCATCACTCACCTCGTCGTCCTCGCTGCATTTCAGCTTGTCGAACTTGATGGCCTTGGCGGACTTGTTGATGCCCTCGTAGCGTTCGTGGTATCGCGGCGTGATACCGTAGACCGGATGGGCCACCTCCTTCCACCATTCGTCAGCCACGATGGGCATGGAGGCGTTACCGGAGATGGAGTTGGCGCGGACCAGCTCCCCGACCAGCTTGCGAATCTTAATGGGGACGGCTCCGGTGAGCAGGACGGCCCAATGGGGCTTCCCATCGACGGTGCCCCCGGTGGCGTAGAAGGGGACGGCCCATTCCGGGCACTCCATGACCCAGAGTTGGCGGTCGGTGGTTATGGCGAATTCACTCACAGGATCATTACCGTCGGCTTGGGCTTGCTGGCTCCGGGGACGCGCTTGTTCAGCTCGCTCGGGACAGCGCAGGAAAGCATGTAGGTCAGCGCGTCGAAAATGTGCTTGTGTTCCGAGTGGGGGTCAATCGCATTAGTGCCAGTTCCGGGCCGTATCTGCTCCAGCATGGACTGGACGCGCTGGCAGTTGGACCCCACAAAGATGCGCTGCTCGAACAGGAGCCGATGGAGGAGGTCCCGGCGGGCTGCAACGGAGTGGCGGCCCTTGCGGACGGGCAGCAGCCGAATCTTCCCCTCGGAATACTTCTCGATCAGCATGGCTTCCGTGCCGTTGATGGTCATCGACTGGTTCATGGACGACGTGTCCGACCAATGCTGCCAGAGGACCGGGGCTTTCCCGTGGCAGGCTGCCCGCCGTTCCTCCCAATACCCCATCTTCTCCAGCACTACCTCCGTGAAGTTGCTGAGCCCCCGCTTGGTTTCCTGAAGCCACACCTGCTCGTCGATGATGTCGAAGGCAATCTCCCCGTCCACCGACCGTGGAACCCCCATCACCCAGGCGGTGTTGAGGTTGCCGATGTCCCAGCCCGTGTGGAATACGTGGGATTCCCGGGGTGGGTCAATCAGCTCCCATTCCATGCGGTCCCGTTCGGACGTGAGCGTGGGGACGATGTGGGTTTCCTCTCGATACACATCCTCGAACGTAGTTCCCTCCGTGACGAAATCCACCCACTCCCCGTAGTAGTAGCGGGCCAGCTTGTTCTGGTCGTTCGCGTAAGTGTCGTGGATTTCCTGCTTCTCGTCGGCCGTCAGGAAGGAGTTGTCCTCAATCGTCCAGTGGATGCGCCCGTGGTCCTTGATCTTGTTCTCGATGAACCGCTTGTAAATCCAATGGCGCTTCCCCTCCATCGCCGGGTTGGTATCCAGCAGGAATTGCTGGCGTTCCCGGGGCACAACCATCGACCGCAAGCACTGGGAAAGCGTGGCGAATACGTTCTCGTCCTTGAAGTTGTCGGCCTCCACCAGATTCACAAGCGAGAATTTCACACCCTTCAGCTTCTGCTCAACCTCATGGTCGTGTTCGAGGGAGTGGAGCTGGACCTCGCTTTCCCCGCCGTAGTAGTTTCTGATCCGGAAATAGCTCATTTTGGTCGTAGCCGAAATGGAGGGCTCCTTGGTGATCTTCAGGCCGGCGCTCTTGTTCCAAGCGTAGAGACGCCCACTCCCTGTGTTCACCAGGTCGCCCCACACGCCCAGTTCGCCGTTACGCAGTGTGCGGGCTATGATGCCCACCACCGCCCCGTCATTTTCCCAGGCATGGCGGATGATCTTGTCGGCCACGGCGATGGTCTTCCCGACCCGGCGCGGCCCATCCACCAGCAGGAACCGGTCGTAATTGTTCAGCACATCCGCCCCCTTCTGGTTCATCGGAGGTAGCCCGTAAGTGTCGTCCATCTGTGCTTTACTTTGCCACATGCAAGGGGCAACTTCCACCCCAGATATGAAGGATTTAGGCGAATCTTACGAAAAGACGGTTCCTATGCCGGAACCTTCTACGGACAATTCAAAGAAGAAGACCTACCCGAAGCTGTGCTTGCGCGACAAGACGCTGGCGGCGGTATTCGGCAAGGACTTACCCAAGGTCGGCACCGAGATCGAGGGCGAAATCATGCTGAAGGTCACCGGCATCCGGGACGACGAATACGGCAAGAGCGTGGATTTCGACGTGGTTTCCATGGAGTTGGAGGGAGCTGAATCGGAGGAGGATTCCGAGAAAGATGGCCAAGAATCATAAGATTCTGGTCCAGACCTCCAAGGATGGGTCGCTTGCCATCGGCATCCACGCATCCAAGTTGGTCCCTAAACGGGTAGCGAACAAGCTGGTATGGTCGCTTGCAGCCATCAACGAATTAGCGGGGTTCCTGATCGAACCAGTTCCGGGCGTCATAATCCGCCCGCGCATTGTTGTCCGTATCGAGGGGCGAGCCTCGCGGCAGGCAATGGAAGCCTACGCAATCCACCTCGCACGTAACCGCAAGCTGTCCCTATGCTCGATCTCAAAGAACTTGAAAAGAAGGGTTATTCAGAAGAGGCCCTCAAGACCATCTTCCAAAAGGATACCCATGTCCTGAAGAAGTCCCACCCGAAGGTGGCCGAGCTGATTGATCTCCACGTCAGCCGCATCGACGACGGGGTTCTCCGCTCCCTCCAGCGGTCCCGGGAGTTCTGGGCCATCGACAAGGCTTACGATGTCAGTCAGGACCAGATTCCCTACACGCTGGTCAAGGGCCTCATCAGCAAGAACGTCGGCCCCGAGGAGCTGCTGAACGTCGCCAAGGACTGGGGGCTGGACCACATGCTCACCGGCAAGGCGGACGCCAACGGGAATCCGATTGGCTGTGACGGGAAGCGGTGCGACAAGGCGGCCCAAGCCTACGAGCTCCATCTCCCCACCTTCTTCACCATCTACGTGCCGTTGGTGATGGCCTACCACAAAGCCCGGTGGGCCAAGCTGTTCAATGATCGCAACGTGGACCCGCTCTACAAGCTGGAGCCCACGATGCTGTCGATGAAGCGGAAGCTGCAAACCCGCATCATCACCTCCCGCATCCGCCGGATGACGCAGGACATGGGCTACCAAGCCTACGAGCGGGATTCCATCCACAACAGCCTCCTCTACGGCGTGTGCATGAACTTCGCCGAGGACTCCTGGTTCTCGGAAAAGCACGTCTTTAACGGTAAAGAAACGGTAACCAAGTCGGGCATCCCGTTCACCATCCCCCACCCGGGCCGGACTTTCTGGGACCTGACCAAGCCGCTCCATACCCTCAACACCGATTCGGGTGTCAGCTATGCCGGATACTGGACCATCCAGCGTCTGATAGATGTCAATGCCGAGCCGGCCTACTGGAACAAAGAGAAGATCGAGATTGGCTCGAACTCCAAGTGGCGCTCCTCCGGGCTCTTCCAGCTCTATCAGGAGCTTTACCCCTGTGCGGCCAAGTTCCCGGACAAGCTGATCGGGCCTCAGAACGACCGAATCCAGGAAGCCTTCCGCTACAACTACTCGTCCGACAAGGATTCCGCCATCGACGTGACGGTGATGTTCCACCGCATCATCCCGAAGGATTGGGGCCTGTATGACTACGACCGCCCGGTGTGGCATCGCTTCGTCTACGCCGGCTGCAAGGTCATCCACGTCAAGCCGTTCCCCTATTGCCCGGCCAACGTCTACCAATACGACGCGGACGGGAATCGGGGCCGGGTCACTGGTATCGGCCTTGAGCTGCTTCCGTATCAGGACCACATGGGCAACCTGTTGTCCCAATACCTGCTGTCGGTGAAGAAGAACCTGACCCGCATCGTCGCCTACGATCAGGACATCCTCTCCAAGGATACCATCGACACCATCCGCAACGACGCGGAGAACGCCCTGCGTGGCATCCAGTTCGTCCCCTACGACGCCCGGGAGCTTCGCAACATGGGCAAGGGCGGGGTCGGTGAGGCCCTCACTCCCCTTCCGCTCCAGCCCCAGTCAACCCAGGAAGTCCTGAACGCCGTGACAGCCCTGCTGTCGATGGTGGAACGGGCGCTCGGGTTTTCCCCGCAGGAAATCGGAGCCTCAGCTTCCCATCAACAGTCCGCCACGGAGGTCATCACGATCTCAAACAACACCTCCCAACGCCTCCAGCTCACCGGCTCCTATATCGACGAGGCGATGGCAGCCCGGGCGAAGATGCTATACGAGGCGATGCTGGCCTACGATTCCGACGAGGTGCTGGCAGAAGTAGCCGACCTCACTGAAGATGGGGCGAAGATTCTCAAGGAGATGGGCTTTGAGCTGGAAGAGGACGGAACCCACTCGGTTGGTGTCCGCGGTCCCAAGTCCGCCCTCATCCTTGAAGGCATCGGCATGTTTAAGGACCCGTCCGGCCGCATCAACGAGCCAAAGGTGGCTGAGCTGATGACAACCTTCTTCGACCGGATGCTGAGCAACCAAGCCATCGTCCAGACCGTCGGCGTGAAGTTCCTGTTCGACCGGTTCAACGACATCACCCAATGGTTCCAGCTCCCGGTGGACTTCCGCCTCCCGAGCAACTTCAAGGACCCGAACGCCGCCGAGAACCAGCAGCAGGCCCAGGAAGCCCAAGCCCAACAGCAGCAAGCCGCTATGCAGGCAATGCAGCAGATCGCCGCCGAGGTCAGCCAGCAGGTGGTGGGTCAGGCCCTCCAACAGGCCGGCCAGCAGATTCAGGAAGCTGTGGCTGTCCCTCTGGCTGAGAAGCAGGCCCAGCTTGAGCAGGCCCTCATGGGCATCATGCAGCAAGTCCAGCCCACCCAGCAGGCCCTTGCCCAGATTGCCCAGCAGATGCAGGTGGACCAGCAAGCCAACCAGCAAGCCATCACGCAGGTTGCCGGCGTCACAGCTTCCCAGCAGGGGCAGATTGACCAGATTGCCGGGGTGCTTAAGGGGATTGACCAGACGATTACCGGGCAAGCCCCGATGCAATGATAACCGTCAAGAAGCGGGAGCTTACAAGGTCCGCCACCGACCCCATCCAGATGTGGTTGGCGGAGGACGCAGCCTTCAAGTTCCGGGCAGTCCTCGCGGGCAGGATAGCAGAGCTGGAAGCTGAGTTCGTAAACGAGTCCATGAGATGGTCCACGAAGCTCGTTTTCGGCGAGGTTCCGCAGAGTGCCCAAAGTAAATTGAGCCTTGCAACTCGCTATCAGATAGCCCTAGATGTCCTCAACGAAATGGGCCAAGAAGACGCGCCCATGAGCCATGTAACGCTGGAATTGCCGTATGCCTGATCCTATCGAAGCCGCAGCCGAATCAAAGATCGCCATTACCCCGCCCGCCGAGGAAAAACCAAAGGTCCGGGAGACACGCGAGGAGGCCGCCGGGAAAGCTGTGAACGCAGCACGGTCCCTGTTCAGCCGGATGAACAACGCCCCCGAGGAGAAGAAGGAAGACGAGAAGCCCGTCGAGACCAAGGCTGAAAAGAAAGCCGAGGCACCCAAGGCCGAGAAGAAGGAACAGCCACCCGAGGAAGAGAAGGTGGTCAAGCGCAAGGCCAAGAAGGAGACGAAGGAAGATTTGGTGGATGCCCTTGCTGAGGCCCAGAAGCCCCTTGTAGAGGCCATCCGAAAGCAATCCGAGAAGGCAGCCCCGGAGAAGCCCGAGGCCGCCAAGCCCCAGCTCAGCAAGTCCGACGAGAAGATGTTCGCCCGGCTCAAGAAGCTGGAGGAGATCAATCCCAACTACAAGGAGGCGTCCAAGGCATTCCTGGACTTCAAGGAGAAGGAACGCGCCTACCAAGCCGAGTGGGAGAAGCGCAACCCGGACAGCGAGTTCGAGCCGGATGACGATTCCCATTCCCGTTTCTACGAGAAGAACGAGCCGCAGGTGGACGAGGAGGATTTCGAGGAAGCCAAGGAAGCCCTTATCCGCGAGCAGGCCGAGAAATCCGTCGAGGAGCGTGTCCGTAAGGAGCTTGAGCCCGTCCGGCGCAAGCAGCAGGAGGACACCGCCAAGGCATCCGCAGCCCCGAAGATCGAGAAGACATTGGTGGAAATTGGTCGCAATGCTGCCGCCGCCATCGACCCTGAATTCGCCAAGCTCAAGGACCTGAGCAAGCTGGCCGATGAAGACCCCATTGCCGCGGAGATTCTCACGGAGTCCGCCAATCGCTGGTTCCCGCTGGCTCAAGGCGCTTCCTTGCTCTACTCCGGCCATCCAGCCGATGCCTCCAACCCAGTGTTCCAAGCCGTTGGCGAGCTGGTCAGCAGTCTTGAGGAGCAGATTTCCTCCATGGATGCCGACGACCAAGTGCGCGACGGCAAGCGGTTCGCCACCATCTCCGCCTATTCCAAGATGGACGACCGCCAGCGTGCCCGCCACTGGTATATCGGGGAGAACGAGGTCGTCGAGTTTGTCAACAAACGGATGGCTTATGAGGCCAAGGAAACCTACGCCGCCGAGGTAAAACGGGCCGATGCACTGGCCAAGCGCCGTGGGTATGTCCAGAATACGGCACCAAAGTCTTCCCAATCCTCCACCCCTAAACAGGAGGATAAGCCGCCACAGCAGCCCTACGAGCAGCGTTCCGTCCGGGTAGGTGGCTCAGGCGCACCCCCACCAGCCCCGTCCGCTGGAGAGTCCGAGGCGCTAAAAGGCAAGGGCGGCTTCGCAAAGAAGTTCGGCTGGTGAAAAGTGGGTCCTGTAACAAGGACCTACTATGGCTGATTATTTCGAGAAGTGCTCTCCGCTGCTGCGGACCGATTACGATTCGTGCGGTGGCCTGACGCTGTGCAACGTCGCCCCCGTTTCGGATACCCAACTGGACTCCATCTTCACGGACGGCGGTGGCCGCTTCCGTGGCATCGGCACCCTGCTGGAAGCCGACATGATGGGCAAGGCGTGTCAGGTTGAAGAGAATGCCCTCTACAACTTCATCATCGCCAACGTCGAGTCCTACCAGACCGCAGTGAAGGCGAACAAGCGCCTCAACTCCGGCATCACCGAGGTTGAACCGTTCCTGCGCGTCCGCCGCAAGGGCATCATCAACAACCTGTTCTGGTCCGTGAAGACCGCCACCAACGGCTCCGTGAGCGTCAATGGCACCACCGCCGATGCGTTCTTCGACCTCCAGTCCCAGACCTCCATCCCCTCGGATGTCGCCTGGTTCGCCGTGGGTGACGAAATCATGATCTCCGGCAAGTCCACCGCCGGCCTCGCTACCCGCACCAACTGGCGCGTCGTATACTCGAAGATTCAGGGCGATTACGTCCGCGTGTATGTGAAGTCCCGCAATACCGGTTCGGCCCTCGCGTCCGGCAAGCTGGAGTTCCCCACCGCAGGCGTCGCCATCACGCTGGCCAACAACAGCTCGCCCTACGAGTCCCGCTGCAACAACCTGCCGCGCCTCAACACCACCAGCGATTACCTCATCTGGCTCCAGAACAGCCGCTGGTCGATCTGCAACGACGAGCACACCCAGAAGTTCCGCAAGTATCTCCTGGAGAACAACCCGCTCTACCGGGAATACTACAACGTGGAAGAGGGCGAATACAACCGGCAGGTCCTCACCGACTTCCGGAACAAGCTCACCCACTCCTTCCTGTTCGGCAAGAAGGACGCTAACCAGACCGAATCCCTCTGGCCGAATCTGGAGCAGATCAACTCCGGCTCCGACCAGGTGTTCGGGGAATACATCTACCTCCCGGGAATTGAAGGCCGCTGCGTTGAGCGCCGCGCCTACACCCAGGGCGTGTATGAGCAGTTGGCCGAGTGCGGTCGCGTGCTGGACCTCCAGGGCGACATGATTAACTGGCCCGAACTTCAGGACTACATCTACACGATGTATCGTATCCGGAAGTCCAACGGCCTCCAGAGCAAGATCATCGAGATCGTAACTGACTCTGCTTTCAGGCAGTTGTTCGTCAAAGCTCTTTACGCCTATCTCCGCAGCCAATACGGCGGCGATCTGCGGGTCCAAGCGAACTTCCCGGCGTTCCCGAAGGCCGAGAAGACCCCTCTGGGCTTCCTGTTCACTGACTTCGAGCTGGATTACCCGGCCGGTGTCACGCTGCGTGTCGTCTCCCATGAGTCCTTCGACGACATCGTTAATGCCCACACCCGCGAGTCCGCCACGCTGTCCAATTCTGGCCGGTGGTTGTGGATTCTGGCGTGGGACACCATTGAGATGGGCGTCATCGACTCTCGCTACCGCGATCTGTCCAGCGGTGGGATTGAGGACTTGGCCAAGATCAATGGCGATTACTTCTGCCGCATGGATAACCCTGTGCGGTCCATCCGGCATTACCTGCTTAAATGGGTTTGCCACGCGAAATGTCCAGCAGCTTCGCTGATCCTGGAGAACTTTGCATTCACGACCCCGGAAGCGGAGTTCAAGGCCGGCTCCAGCTACTCGGACGTGAAGGGTAACGATCCCAGCAACGACGCTTAAAAACCTGAGCAAAACTGAGGTTTTGGCCCTCGGCGCAAGCCGGGGGCCTTTTTGTTTTTGACAGGCATACCGAATAAGCGGACGATAATCCGCAGATGAAATCTGACTACGAAAAGCTCAAGGAAAACCCAGAAGCGTATGCCTTAATGCTGTCTCAAAAAAACTGGGAATACGTGAAGCGACGGGTTGAGGAGGATGGCGATGTGATTGGGGCCGACGAATTCCGAACCCCAGACGGCCTCATCTACTACGCCGCCGGTTGCATACTCGCGATGAAGTATGCGCTCCGGGTAAAGGTTGAGGCCGACAGGCTTGAGAAGGCCCACGCGGCCGGAAGGAACAGGGCTAAGTCTGCCGGGAGCAATCTCATCAAGAAGCCGAGCCGTGCAATATCCCGCGACGAAAGGCTCCGGAGGCAGAAGGGGCGCCGCATAGCCCAAAAGGAACACCACAAGAACTGGGTGCTCTGCGTTTACCCGCCTATCCCTGACCACATCAAGAAACAGATTTCCAAGGAGATGCGACTAGTCGCTGGGAGGATAAGGGACAAGGCGATGGCGCTGGCCGGCCTGAAGAGAAAAAGGAAAACGGTTTCAGAACTGCCGGCTGATATTGTTCCGGAGATCAGAAAAAGGAGGGCAAAATACATGCAGGAAAAACGGCGAAACTGCATTGAGTTTAAGATAGCCTGCACAATACGAAGCCGACTAGGGGATGCGATTCGCTCCCAAGGAGTCCGCAAGCACTCCAAGACGCTGGCAATGCTTGGCTGCACGATTCCAGAGTTAAAGGCCCACCTGGAAAAGCAGTTCAAACCCGGGATGAGCTGGAGCAACTACGGCTATCGCGGCTGGCACATAGATCACATCATTCCACTTTCAAGCTTCAAGCTGTCCGACCCAGAGCAGCAGCGAAAGGCTACGCACTTCACAAACCTTCAGCCGCTTTGGGGATACGAAAACCAGTCCAAGTCGGACAGGCTCCCCGAATCTTCCCCATTGACACCCACAACTGCCGTGGCAACGTAATCCCGTTCGGCCGGTCGTTCTGTTTGTTTGTTTCATGCATTGGGTCGCTCAGGCAACTGGGCGGCCCTTTCGTTTTGAAACTCCCCGCTTGCCTATAACGATAAAGCGTAGGAGGCTTCCTGCCGGAGGTTCAACCCAATGGCACTCGACATAGAAAATCTAGGATCAACCGGAGTAGCGGTTGTTGAAACCCGTGTAGACAGGACCACTGTGAACCCCGCGCTGAATGGGGTTCCTGAGCTAGTCCCATCCGGTCAGGTAGGATTCCATGGACTCCACATCATCACCGGGACTACCGAGCATTCCGGCAAGTTCTGTCGAATCCGCTTCATCACTGGAACCCAGTTCACGACGCTGGAGGGCCACAACCTTGGCGGGCCGTGGACTACGGTCACCTTCCCGGCCGGGTCGGAGCTGGTGGGCTACTTTACGAAAGTGAAGCTGGCCAGCGGGTCGGTGGTGCTGACCCACGCCTAACCCTGAAAACCCATGGGAAATCCTGAGAAAGACGCACTGGACTCCGCGATGAGGCGGCTGGACTCACTGCAATCGTGTCTCAACGGGATTCTGGCGGAGAACGTCCGGACCAACACGATCCTTGAGAAGGTTGTCCAGCCGAAGCTGGACTTGGTGGACAAGCATGAGGGATTCCTGAACAAGGCTTGGGGCTGGCTGGTGGGGCTTTCGGTTGGAAGCGGGATGATTGGGGCCAAGGCCGCCAAGACGTTTGGGCTGTTGGGAGACACACACAAATGAGCGAACAATCTTCAGGGCCGTTCAAGAACCAGGACTGGGGGCTTAAATTCCGCGACAAGTGGTCGTGCAAGGTCACGATGGACTGCATTCAGGCCAACAAGACATCCATCGCCGCGACGTTGGGACCGCTGCTGTCCGGGGCTGTAACGTCAACTTCCGGCAAGCCCTACCAGTTGGTGGTGGACGACGCGGACCCAAACAACATCTCCATTTCGATCATCGAGGTTACATGAGCAAGATTCGCAACTTTCTGCTGGCGGCCTGCGTGGTCGCCTTTTCCGCTTTTGGCCAGACGCCTTTCAAGGCTGTCACGGTATCCACCAATGTTGGGGTGCTTGGGGCTGGGGCGCTGGCTCCTGGTGTGAAGTTGACGCTAAACAATGGGGTAGTTTCAAACAGCACCGCCGTGAACCTCACGTTCAGCGGCGGACTGAACTACAACCTCGCCGACGAGCCCGAGCTGGTGTTTGGAGTTGATTACGGAATGGCCCTGAATGTTGGACTCACCGCGACTTCGGTCCG